ACAGGCCGGCACGGCGTCCCCCGCCTCGACGGTCTTCAGGCTGCCGTCCGCGTCACGCGGCTGGTCGAGCTTGGCCGCCTTCGTCGCGATGACCTCTCCGGCCGGGGTCATCGGCTGCCACTCGCCGCCCGCGGACTTGGCCGCCACACCCACGGTGCATGTCGAGTTGCACGGCCGGTCGACCAGCGAGAATTCGATGATCTCGCCATCGGTCAACCAGGTCCGGTTCTGCGCGTCCCTGAAAGTGCGCGCGCCGATCGCGCCAAGCGACCAACCCTTGAGCGTCTTGGTCGTCACTTTGTTCGCGGTGACGGGGTCGGTGATGAGGGCCTTGATGTACCAGTCGTCGCCCTCGTTGTTCAGCTCGATCCCGACGCCGGCGGCGACCTGGCCGTGCTGCTCGCGGACGTTGCCCCACTGGTACCAGGCGGGCACCGCCTTGCGCAGCCACGCCGGGTCGCAGCGCTCGCCGTCGAGGTCGAGGTCCGGGCCCGCAGCCTTCCCGTAGACGATCAGGTTGCCGTCTTCGGTCTTGTCGAACTTGACGATGTCGCCGATGTAGGCGTGCGTCAGGGCAGGGCTCGTCATTGCGCATCTCCCTTCATCGGAACGTCGCTGGCCAGGACGGGCAGCAGGGCGCATCGGCACCAGGGGTGGCCGGGCGGGTGGATGTCCCCGGACGGGTACGGCTCACCAATCCGGACGGCGCCGGCGTCCTGGTTGCCGTGGCAGATCGGGCACACCCGGTCGTCTTCAGCGGTGGCCCATTCGCCGAGGCTGATGCCGCGCTTGGTGTAGCCGTTCGCGGTGGCTGCGGAGACTGCCCGGTTGAGCTCGGTCGTGGCGATCATCAGAGCGCGGGACTTGTCTTGCAGGACACTGCGGATCGAGGCCGCGATCTCGTCGGCCGAGTCGCCGCGCGCTGCGCCCTCGGCCAGGACCCGGCCGAGCTCGTCGAGCCGCGTGCTGACGACAGACTTGATCGTGATTCCGGCCTGGTTGAGCAGGGTCCGCAGCCCGGAGCCGTCGCCGAGGTGGCTGAGCAGCAGCTCGGCCGCCTCGGTCGCGCCGGTCACCCAGTCCCCGGTGTCGACCGCCGTTCCGTCCATCACGGCGGTGGCCGAGGTCGCGCCGATCAGGTAGCCGTCGGTGTAGACCCCGTGCAGGACGTCGGTGAGCGCGCCTGTGATGCCAGCGCGTTCGCGTTCGATCCACGTGGCGGCGGCCGCCTCGATCTGGTCGGCGTCGACCGCCCCGGTGGTGGGGTGGTGCGCTATCCAGTCCTCGGCGAGCTGCTGCGCGTCGACCGCGCCCGAGAGGGCGTCTGCGATGCGCGGCGCCCAGTAGGCGGCTGCGGCGAGGTCGAGGTCCCACCCGGGCCACTGCTGCGCGGACTCGGCCCCGTCAGGGGCCTGGTCTTTTGGGTCGCCGTCACCCGCCGCCTTGAAGCTGACCCGGTCCAGGTCGACCCCCGCGCCGATGGCCTCGGCCGGGGTCAGCGAGCGCAGCTCGAACCGGGCCGACTTGGCGCGGCCACGCCCGTGGCGCTTCCAGTTGCGGTACGCCTCGAGCTCGGCCGACTTCGCGGCCCGGGTCGGCTGGGCCGCCCCGGTCGGCTTCGGCTTGGGCTTCCCGTCGCCCTCGTCGTCCGGTTCCGCATCCGCACCCGGCTCGGTGTCCGAGTTCGGGGGCGCCTGCGCCGGGGAAACCAGCTCGCCCGGGGGCGCCGTCTCGGAGGCTCCCTCGAGGAAGATGACACCGCGCTGAGTCACGATCATCGGCATGTCGGCCTCGGCGAAGTCGTACCGTGGCCGGCCCTGCTCGTCGCGGGTCTCGTTCAGGGTCATCGACCCGCGCCGGAACTTCTGGTCGATCACCTCGTCCGCTGCGGCCTCGTCGTCCGAGTCGAGCCCGAAGATGCGGAACTCGAGCTCGGCCGGCGCGTGCTGGTACTTACGCCCGAGATCTGTGACGATCGTCTGGATGATGTCGATCGCGGGCTTCGTGCCGACGCGCTCCTGCACGTCCTCCTGACCCTCGTGGTAGCCCGTCGACCCCAAGCCGCCCGGCTCGGTGAAGTTCAGCTCGGGCATCGTGATCCCGAGCTTCGAGGCGATCAGCCGGATGAGGAACATGTCGTACTCGGGCTTGTACTGCGCCTCAACCGTTGTCATCTGGTGCGGCTCGAACCCTGGCGGCGCGATCTGCGTGCGCTGGCGCTCGGCCGTGTTGCCGGCCATCCGGTCGTTGTACGCGCGCTGCCACTCGCGCTGCTTCTGCGGCGTGAACTTCTCGCCCAGCGCAGAGGACGCGTCCTGCGGCGGCACGAGCCACGTGTGCGGCCCTGTGCCGTCGTCGTACTCGGAGATCAGCCAGCCCATGCGGTTGAGCCAGATCCGCGCCTCGACGAGCGCTTGCTCTACCGCCGACATGCCGTATGGCGTCTCGTTCCTGACGACGTCGCGGAAGTAGTACAGCTGATCCGGCCCGTAGGCGCCGGGGATAACGGTCTCGCCGGTCGCGGTCTGAACCATGGTCGCGGTGAACTCGCCGCGCGGAAACCCGTAAAGGATCTGCTGGAACGCTGGGTAGGGCGGCTGCGGGATCTCGCCCTTCACGTCCCGCAGGGGCTTGATCGTGGACCCGTCGATGATTTTGAAGTTCAGTACCTGGCCGCCGTAGGTCATCTCGGGGTAAATGACCACGGCGTCGAGGACGAGGAGCTCCTCTAGCAGGAGCCCGATCCACTGTTTGAACGTGAGCTGGTTGCTCGACCACGGCGTGCGCCACCAGCTGTTCAGGCGGCTGATCTCGGGGCGCAGCCGCTGGCGCAGCTCGGCCTCGACGTCTTCCTTCTGGGCCCGGCGCTGGCCGCGGGGAACCTGCTGCTCCTCGAGCTGCTCCTCGACCGCGTCATCGGAGACGACCCAGCCCCACCGTAGGGGCTTGACGTGGCCCTTGCGCTTCTCGATGCACTCGCGGATGAGGCCGACCTCGCGGGCGGCTTTGCGCAGGATCTTCCAGTCCAGCGGCCGATCCGAGGTGAGTTGGACGTTGACGTTGACCTGGTACTCGGCGACGCGCGGCTCCGGCCGCCCGGTGTCCGGGCGCGGCCCGTCGATCGCGACGGGGCTGAGCGGGTCGCCGGGGCCGAACGGGTTGCGGTTGCGCGGGTCGACCGGGAGCGGCACCCCGGACGCGCCACCCTGCGGGTTCGTGAGCGCGTTGATGACCTCGGTCAGCGGGACCATCGTCGGGTTACCGCGCATGTCGAGGGCCCGGTTTCCGCTGGGTCGTGCCGCAGCCTGTTGAAGGTGGGCCGGGACCGCCTTGTCTACCTCTGTGCTGGCGATCTCGCTGGCGGTGCTGCGCCGCACCTGCGGACTTTGGTTCGGCCTGGAACCACGGTTGCGACCGCGCTTAGACACGGTCACCCCCGGTTGAACGGGAACCTGTCGTCGGGCAGATCATCGGGGCCGCTCCCCTCTGCCTCGAGTTCGTTCATGAAGTCGGCCGCGTCGGACTGCTCCAGGTAGAACCGGTGCAACGCCTGGGTGCACGCGTCCACCTGGTCGTCATGGGTGCCGTTCGGGAACGAGGCGCACTCGTTGACGAAGTCGCTGATCCACGGCGCGTGCGCGGGCAGCGGGAGTTCGACGTCGCCCGCTTCGATGAACGGCGACACCGCACTCGCGCGGGCTTCTTTCGAGTCCTTCGGCGTGACCGGGACGAGGCCGGCCACGACCTTGCGCAGCGACTGGATGACCGCGGGCCCGTTGGCCTTGTCCTCGATCAACTTGAGCCGGGCTTGGGGCCACTTCGCCGACAGGGCCTTGACCGCGTCGCACGCGGTCGGCAGGTCCATGTGGTCGCGGACCTGGTCCAGCAGCCAGCTCTTCGCGCCCTTGCGGGCCCAGACCTGGCCGACCACCCAGTCGTTGTCGTCGGCGTCCTTGAACGCCATATCCCAGGACTGGATGACCTGCACGGCGCCGATCGCCCACCAGGAGCCGTCGGCGCGCTGGATGGAGCGTTGCAGGGGCGAGTACTGCCACCAGCCGCGCTTGAGGATCCCGCCCTCGGCCGGGGCCGGGCGGCCCTGATACATGGCGAGGAAGCCGCGGCTGCCGGCGTCCTTCTTGCGCCGCAACCAGCCCTTGATCGAGCGGCCCTGTGCGGAGAGCATCCACTCGCCGACTTCGCGCCCGAGGATGTCCGTCTCATCCTTGGCCGGGTCGTGGTCGGCGATCGCGGGGATGTTGATGTGCCGCCAGTCGGCGGCGTCGGTCGCGAGCAGCCACCCGGCGAGGTCGTCCTCGTGCCATCTGGTCTGAACCAGGACGACGATTCCGGCCTCGGACATGCGGGTCGAGCCAACCGTGCGCCACCACTCTTTGGCGTTCTCCCGGTAGGTCTCGGAGTCGGCCTGCTTCATGTCTTCGAACGGGTCGTCGATGATCAGCACGTCGACCGGGCGACCGGTCAGACCGCCCTCGATACCGACGGTGACCATGCCGCCGTCGAAGCCCTCGAGCTGCCACTCGTTCGCCGCGGAGGTGTCGCGGCGGATCGACAGGCCCAGGTGCGGGTTGCCGATGATGTCGTTCTTGACCGCGCGGCCCCAGCGGCGCGCGAGCCGGTCGGCGTAGGAGACGACCGCGATCCGCAGGCTCGGGTCTTGCAAGAGCAGCCACAGCGGGAACGCCCGAGATACCCGCTGTGACTTGCCCTCCTGCGGCGGCATCGTGAACACCAGGCGCGGCTGTACGCCGTTGCGGGCGTCGACGAGCGCCTGGTCGAGGATGTCGAGCGCCGGGGTCTGCACGGTGCGCGGCTGGATCGCCTTGGCCAGCGCGCCCGGGGTGGGGTAGAGCTTGCGGGAGCGGCGCCGGTTGCGGTCCTGCT